GTTGGAGTGATGCGACCTTGTTGTTGCGCTGCGCATTGTCTATGACTCTGATCATCGGTGTCAGGTTAGGATTATTGACCGCCTCGTGATTGAGGACGAACTCACCACGATGTACGACTCCGGCCTCTTGTCTGTAATCTCCGAAACCTGTTAAACCGCCTGAGTAATAGCCAGCTTTCTGAATATCCGCTTGTTTTTGTATTGTTGCTATCTGTATCGCTCCTGCTGCTATGGCCATGGCAGCAGCTATTGGAGCCAGAACAAGACCTGCAGGACCTATCTGTAATGCAGAAGCATACGCATTGATAGCTGCCATTGCTGTAGAAGCGACAGCCTGAGCAATCTGCATGGTAGCTTGTTTCTCTGCATATTTAGACTTAATAGCTGCGACTTCTTTCTCTTCTTTAGCCTTTAATTTTTTGGTTTTAGCTGTATTGCTACCAGCAGCTGTTATCTCCTTCTCATATTTTGACTGTGTCGATTGCACTTCTGCGTCACTGCATGCCTGATAATAACTGCTTGCGGCAGACATCAAATCGGAAATGGAACTAAATGCGGCTTGGAATTTAGTAACCATATTCTGAAGATATTGAGCATCGTTGTCGGCCCTGGCCTGAAGATATTCAGCATGAGTATATTGACTGCTCTTCTCCAGTTCTTTTAATTGCTCATTTGTATTTTTCCAATTAGCGATATCATTGCCGACGATGGAATTGATAAAAGAATCGTCACCTGTTGAAGACGCGGCATCACCAGCTTTTGACTGTGCAGTATCTAGCATTGTATTAGAACGCTGCTTGAATTTAGCTGTATTGGAACCAGGACCATTCTCTTCGCTCATCTGAGCCGCATATTTAGCTTTTATTGCGAGAATGAATTTTTGATACTCCTCTTCTTTCATGCCGCCAGTGACTTTAAGCACAGCATATAAAGAGTCAAGCCCTTTAAGTTCTAATTTCATCTGCTCCTCATTGGAGAGCTGTCCGTAGTTTTTGCGGAGTTCGTCAAGACGTTTTTGATAATCCTCTTGTTTATCAAGTTTATGGAACAGTTCTTTTTCTGTTATCTCCTGTTCGTAGTTTTCCCAGTCCTCGGAACCCTTTTTATATAAGTTCTGTTTATCATGGATATATTGTATATCCGACTGGAACATCGCCTCATTGAGAACATCTTCATTTTGATAAGCTTCAGGGTTTTGATTGTTATAAAATTGAGATTGTATATAAGCCTCTCTGACAGCTTTTTGGTGATCTATGTCAGATAAGGCTATTTTTGTTTTTGTCTGTTCATATTTAACATCCTCATCTTCTTGTTGTTTGATATAGTTTTTATACTCCTCGTCACTCTTTTTATAAATTTTTTTTAGAGCATCATAACCATCACTAGCTATTTTATGTTTTTTGTCTATGTATTCGGTATATGTTATCTCACCTTTTTGGTAAGATAACATATTATTAGACAGCTCAAGATTGGTTTGAGCCTTAGCCTTTTTAACAGCCTCGTTTAGCAGTTTTTCTTTTAGAGCGGCTGCCTTGCGTGCAGCTGCTTCTTTTTTACGTTCTGCTGCTTCTCTGGCTTTTTGCTCTTTCTCGCTGACATAATTTGTATTATTACCACTAGGACTGTTTTGTTTGCTGATAGACAGTTCTTTCATCATATCAGCCGTTGTTTGTTGTATTTCTTTATTTAGTTGTGTTTGTTCCGCGTTAAAAGCGATGGTATCAGCCTTATATCTATTAAAACCATATTGAGCGGAATTTAAAATATATCCATCATTTTCTAGATTTGTTTTTTGGTACCATCCACTGGTAGACCCGTTTTGTAATAATGTACTAACAGCATTACCTGCTTTTGAAATTGTATTAGCAACTGAATTAACTCCTGTAATAAATGGGTCGTACCATTTGCTGTAATCCCCATTGTCATAAGCATGTTTAGCATCTATCTTCTTTTTTTCAATATCCTCTATTTTAGCTCTCAAGGCTTGTGCCTTTGCATTAAGAATGATTGATTTTGTATATTGTTGTATCGCTAAATCTGCTTTTTTTGTATTGATAGTTTCGAGAGATAAGAAACCAAGATATTCAGGTGATATGTCATTTAGCTGTTTTATTGCATTTTTTCGTTCATCTTTACTTTTCTTTTCATCTTTAGCTACCTTTAACAAAGAGTTAAGATTATATTTTTCCACTTCGGCCTGACTAGCAGCAGTGTCATTAATGTCATTCAAATCCTTTTGAGTCTGTGTAACATCATCTTGTACGTCGTTAAGGTCTTTATACAACGCAATAATTGTTGTTACCGCTATTATTACTGTGGTATACGGGTTAGCCATCATCGTGACATATAATGCCTTCAATCCCGTTATAATTTTTGAATTCCATAGAACCTGCAATTTAGAACATGTGACATCAATAATCTTTTGAGCGTTGAGTAGAATCAATGCGGTCGTTAACGCCATTAAAGTTGTTTTGTATTTAAATCCAAAATTAATGGCATCTGACAATAACTTGATGCCGGCACTACCTGTTGTAATAGCATGTTTAGCGATAGGCATTAATTTCTCACCTAGTTCAACGCTTAGGTCATGGAATCTTTTTGTCGCTTTATCGATGCCAGCCTGCACGGTATTGTTCTGCACATTGAACTCTTTGGTAAGCGATGTGCCTTGTGCATACGCTGTATTTGCAACATCCTGTGCTTTTTTGATGTCACCCAACTTATCAGCTAGTACAGACAGAACAGATGTGGCACGAGCTCCATCAAGTCCCATATCAGCGAACATTGGTGCGATTGTGTCAAATCCACCCTTTGATTTCATAGCTGAAAGGAACTGCATGATGGCAGCATTAGCATCTGTCTTGAGTAATGCAGAGAATGATTTGACATTCTCTCCAGCCAATCTCGCGAATTTGGCAGGATCGAGGAACATCTTAGACACCAACTGAGAGAATGCCGTCGCTGCCATCTCGTCCTGCTGCATGTTCTGATCGAGGACAGAACCGAAAGACATGATCTGCGCCTGTGTCAGACCGGCAGACTTGCCGACACCCGCCACACGACTGGCGAACTCTGCCAGATAACCGCCACTGGCAGATGATGTCTGCGCCAACTCGTTGATGACGGAACCTGTCTTGAGCATAGCGGTATTAAGACCGTATTTGGAGTCCTCTCCGAACATCATAGCCAATTTGCCAATCGTCTCCGTCGCCTTATCGCCTAGGTCGTCGCCAAGGGCAACATTTATCTTATCGGCAGCATCGACGAACTCCATAACGCCCTGTTTGGAAGAAATGCCCAGACGACCGGCATCATCAGCGAGCTGGTTGAGCTGTTCTCGGGAAGTGCGGGTATCCATTTTTTTGAACTGCTCATTGAGTTCCTCGACCTCCTTTTTAGTCATGCCCGTGTATTTGACGACCTGGAATTCCTCCTCCTCCATATCAGAGTAGGCTTTGACAGCTTGTCTGACTGTAAGAGTAAGTCCAGTAAAAGAGGCAAGCGCAGATACGACAAGGCTCTGATATTTATTGAATCCATTACCCAATTTGGACCAGATTGACTCACTCTGTGCAGACTCCTGATTGATGGAATTCAATTCAGCTTTGCATGCCTTCAGATCACCCTGAAGTTTACGCCACTCGGCGGAACCCCGTTCAACGGCACCGCTACGCAGTTCGGCATTTATTTTTTTGATAGCCGCCTGGATGTCTTTGATACCAGCCGTTGACAGGTTGGCCATGACATGGTCAACCTGCTGAAGACGTGTCTGCAGTGCGGACATGTGCGCCTTGGTCTCACGCATGGCGTTGTTAACCTCTTTGATACCTTTGGCGTTTTTACCGTCAGTGGCTATCATCTTGTTTTTTTTCGCCTCAAGGTCAGCATACGTCTTGGCAAGATCGCGAAGTTCGTTCTTGGCCTGCTGAGCATTGAGTTGCGTCGTCGCTGTGAATATCTGGTTGCTATTCATATCACTTGAGTCTGATGTATTGGTTGTATGTCACAAATGTATGTGGGTTGAAATTAACTATCTTGACGCGGAATCCCCTGATGCCCCATCTCCACCAAAGAAAATGATGCTTATACTCTGCGTAGACTATCTGTGTGATGCTGTCTTTGGATTTGAGAGCCAGCTGTTTTGTGTTCAGGTTCAGTCTGAGGTCAGTCCACTTATCCACATAGTTATATGTGGTGTCGCTGTCATACCTGAGAGTGACCGTCTGTGAAGTGACCGAAGATGTGTTCTGAACGGCCTGAAGCTGTTTCACTTTGAGTTGAAGGTCTGATATGAGCTGCTTGTCATATAGATTTTGCGACTTCAGTTCTTTTGGTTTCAGATCGATAACCCCCGTCGATGCGACCGGTACGCTGTCACGGATGGTGTCATGTATTATCGTCGGTGCCAGTGCCGTTGTCAGATTGTCGGTCTGTCGCTGATAATCGGATTGATAACGATGAACGCCTATCTCATAAGATGAGATGATGATAGCGGTCAGCAGTACAACCGCTGCAATGATTTTGTAGGATAGTCTTGTCATGGTTGGAAAGTTAGATCGTTAATACGTTTGAGCCATCCATTCAGGAATATTCTCTGTGACGGGTCGGATTGAACAATGCGGTGAGTGAACAGGATACGTCTGGCCTTGATATCGTCGAACAGTCTATGTTGGTTAGCACTGTTAACGGCATGAACCGTCTTGTCTCCAACGATGCCGTCAGACTGCACATGGAGTATTGTCTGCGGTAATGAGATGCCATAGCGTCCGCTAGCCCATAGCCAGTCGACGAGGATATCTGCGACGCTCTGGTTGAAAATACTGTCGGCGTGCCAATGGTCCCAGAAGTTGCGTTTGAAAACACGTTCGAAATCTTTGACGCCCAGTTTTTTCAGGTCGTCAACATCGATGTCACCGTCGTGGTCGATGTCATAACCCACCTTTTTCCATGTTGCCAGTGTGATGCCCATGTTGGTCGCCCCGCCATGGTCATGTTTGTTATTGACGAACCCGCCCTCGTGACTGAGGACGAAAGGAACTAATCTTTTATAATCGGCCATAGCTATTGAATTTTAGAACCGTCGTTGGAATCGAAGTCTTTGAGTCTCTTGATCACCCATGAAGGGAAGAACCCCGGATGTATTGCCTCGACATTTTCGATGATGCTGAGTGCCTCGCGAACCATCATATATGTGCATGAGAAGGTGCCGAACCATGAGGTGTAGACGGGAGCGGCCCCGTCGATAGTGAAGTGCATGAGGGCGTTAGACAGAACGAGCACCGCAGAATAGATCAGTATTTTTTTGGCGAACTCGCCGAATCCGTTGCTGGACACATCTCCTGCCATCCAGTGTTTGACGACACCGAGAACGGTGTCAAGGGTAATCAACACACATAACCATATCAGATAATCAGTATCCGAATAGATATACTTAGTTATGAACTCAAGAACGGTTGACAGCGGTAATGCCGTCAGAAAAATAACCGGGAATCTTTTCATTTTATCATATATTTAAAATTATCAGCAAAAATATATGATAACGCATTTGAGTAAAAATACAAAAACAGCCGTACCTCTCGGCACAGCTGTAAAACCTTAAAAAAATAAGTTTAAAACAAAAGTAGTATATCAGTTATTAATTTAAATCAACTCAACCAAATATCAGCCGTCTTGATGGCGTAATCGCACCAGGCGTTGAAGTCCGACCACTCCGTCTTATACTCGTCAGCCTTGGATATTGTAGCATCATCCTGCAGGAGCATGTGATGACGTTTGATCGCCGACTCCTCGGACTCGCTGTATTTGGATCTGATGATCGCGTTGGCGAGTTCGTCACGGCTAGAGCTGTCGTTGCACGGCATGACGGTACCGCCGTCAGGCATTGAACCCTCGTAACAATATGCATCGAAGGCAACAGGTGTCTCGTCGTCGACAGCTGGTGTATCAGGTGTATAATCCTTGACGATTGTCTCACCAAGATATCCGATAATATGCGTGTCATCCCAACGGGAGAATGTCATTCTGTCTCTATAGTATTGTTTCATATCATGTAAATTTATAGAATTTTTTACCTGCTTTGTTAGTGAATGCCTCTATGACCGTCGGGCAAGGAAGATCCTCTATGGAGAACTCATTCAACGCCTCGTCTATGAGAACGGTGCTGCCCGTAAAGGCGTAGAACTCGGCATCGGTGTCTGTCGGTTGTCCGTCCTTGTCTTTGACTTTTGCAAATTTATAATGTTCGTCACCGTCATAAAAATACGTTTCGACGATCTTCTTATATCTGATGACCAACGTCTTCTTAGGTTTCATCTGTTGGATGTTCGACGGATGACCGTTCGCATCCGGAATACGGACAGTGACACGCTCTGTCTCGATTTTACTGTCTCTGATCTGATACGACAAGAGCATGATTTTGAAACACTCCCTGTCCAATGTCGTTAACTGTTTGTCGTAAACGACATCTGAAAACAGCTGTTTCTGCTTTGACGTCATATCCGACCATGGTATGTCGGCGTGACGTGACTTGATGATTTTTCCCAATGATTTTTCCATTCCATTTTTTATTAATAAGTTTTTGATATTTTTCGACTGATTGCAGAATCCGATGAGCGAACTCATCTTGATGCGCGTCTCTTCTGGTGTGTAGCCATGAGATAGGTAATAATGTATGCCTTTGCACAGATTGGTCTTGTTGATCTTATTAGGCAATACGTGGTCATGATAGATGACGAAACCGCCAGCTCTCACACCCATGTAACATGGTCTTATATTATAGTCGGTGTGTATGCGGCAAAGGTAATCACGAGATAGGACAACTAATGACAGGTCGCGCATGATACGCAGGAATGTCTTGTCACGGTGGCGGAATATGATATTGTCGACAAACCTGGTATAATATGGAATACCCTCTTTTATATATGTGTCGAACAGATTCCCGAGATATGCCACGCCTCTGTTGATGACGGCAGCGTCGGCAGCCGATCGGCATGTAGCTATCTTCTCCGTGACATACCATCGTTTCCAGTAATTGTACTTCTCAATGTCTTTTTGGATGTCGAAGCATCGCATGGCCAGACGGTCGAAGTCAGCCAGATAGGCGATGCCGAACAGTTGTGCTATCTTGACTCCAAGCGGTATGCCACAGGGCATGGCGTCGATGACTCGGTCGCAGAACCGTATGAGCTTTTTATCTTTGACTTTATGTCTTATTTTTTGTTTGAGGATATCATGAGACATAGTCGGAAAATAATGTATCACATCGAGGGGAATGTAATACATCAGTTCGGATTGAGTGTGGTTATAGAAATCGTTGCGTAGAATGCGCAGATATCCCGTTGTCCCTTTTTTGGGTTTGACGGCCGGGCACCGGTCGGACACATAGTCGTATATCTGCTGCTCACATGGTATGATGGTAGCCGCCTCGATGACATGATCGTCGACGACGGCTTTGGATATCTGTCTTAGCTTCTTGTCCCGGATCCACACCTGTTTATAGGGAGATGGTTTCCATGTCTCATCGACGTACATCTTCAGCAATCGCCGAAGGTTGTCATCGAGGTTCCGTTCGAAATTGATTATATATCCCCTCTTGCCTTTGGCCTCAGAATATCTATCCCATGCTACGTGGAAGTTGTCTGAAGTCTCTATAAGAGGAGATACATGATCAATCGGTGTCATATCGGTGTTCTGAGTATTAGACGCAGTCCTGTTTCGGCTCTGCTGATGTTCGGGATTACCTGACCTCGGTCTCTCACCCCATCTGTGTTATGTTCGCGCTCTAGCGCAGGCTCTCTCCACTCTCGTATTAGCATAGTGACGCAACCCCGTTCGCATTAGCCCACCCGACACCATTGTTACCATTGACGTAACCGACGCCAGCATTGCCGCCATTGTTGACATTGCCACCCCCGATAGGACCGCGAAGGCCGGAGCTTTGGGAGATTTACCTCAATGCAAATGTACTTCTTTTTTTATATATAGCCAAATTTTCACAAAAAAAACCATCGGCAAGCCGATGGTTTGGCGCTTTGCGCCCGGTCTCTTCGTTTGATCAGCCTACGAAGAACGGCGTTGTGTCCCAGTCTTCAGCGGACTCGTCGAGCGACGCAACCCCGTTCGCATTAGCCCACCCGACACCATGGTCACCAAAGACGCAACCGACGCCAGCAAGGCCGCCATCGCTGACACCGCCACCCCCGATAGGACCGCGAAGGCCGGAGCCGTTATCCTGATAATAGCCGTCCGAGAAATAAGTAGACTCGGTGGCACCGAATACGGTCGGATGACCGCACAGGTTCTGATATGATATCATCTTCGGGAATAACCATCCAGGATCAACGGCTGGCGACGACGCCACTTTTTTATAATCGGCGATTGATGTTGCAGAAGGTACCACGCTGTTGAGCTTCTCATAAACATAGCAATCGCACGTATAGTCGGAGTTGAGCATATTGATACGCCCACGCAGTGCCCACCACATGTAATGGTAGAAGTTCTTTAGCCCGAAAAACACGGGTATATTATTAATAGTGCGGCTCACACCCGCCTTGGTCGTAATCGTCTGTGATGTGATGCCGCATCCGTCAGCCAGATTGATGCCTGTATCCAAGTTGATAAATGGGTAGTTGGCGAAATCAGACCCCCACTCACTGAAATTGTCGCATCCATAACCCATGCCGCCCTGATGTAACCCGTTGGAGTCTAGCGTCGCATTGTAGTTGGACTGTATATTACGTGTGCCCAGTATCAGACGTGTGAGTGCTGCCGTGATGAAGTAATGAGCATACCAGTTAGCCTCCCAACGGGCACCGTTAAGACGGGCAGCGGCGGCAAAGGCGGCAGCAGTGATATTAGATGCAGGCTTCATTAACTGGCTGTTATATGCATTATCCAATGACGCGTCGTTATTACCGCCTCGATATCGAGCCATTGAGTTGACATAGCTGACAAGATTGCCGTTGGTGCGGTCTATCGTGGCGCAACCCGCTGCGGATCGTGACATTACGGGTATGTAATAGTTGTAATGCCCCTTGATGGGACTGAAATCCCAGTCCTCATGGAAAAAACCGTCTGCACCGACATACGGTGCGTAATATAGCGGTACTCCCGTACCCCATTGATAATGGCCCATGGTACCATCGAGGACGACCGTCTCACCTGTCGCAGCCAAATAATGGTTGCTGGCGGATAACTTGCGACGCTCATGATTATTCTGAACAAGATAACAGCCGATACCCGCCAGGTTGACGAAGACGGCCAACTTATCCAGATCACCAGTGGCACCAGCAGCCACCGGTGACGACTGTGTAAGCGACCATTTGCGGCCACATACGCCGCCGCCTGTCAGAGCACCCGCGCTGATCCACGCACACTTGGCAGACGCTGCCTGCCATGCCAACACCTTATCAACTTTTTCGCTGTTGGCGAAACTGTCTAAATCCTCTATTTTTGTTGTATTCATTTTATGTGATTTTAGTTATTTTATCTGTGGCATTGAATCGATGTTCTCTATCTTGAAGTAGAATCCACCGTCGTTGAGAGACTCGTTATCTGATGTATATACGTCGAACGTGGTCAACGACTGGTCTGTAGCGAATGGTGCCAGTGATGCCTTGCATGGCGTGTCCGCCTGAACGGATCCGTCAACATATACATTGCCGAACCCGATTACGGTGATGAACATGTTGCCGCTGTTGATCATCTCTTTTGACGATCGTGTATATATATAAGGTAAGAAAATGCGATAATGCCCTTCGCTAACCCTCGTGCATGTATATCCGCTTCCGGATATACCGGTCGTGTACCGCCCCTGGTCGAACGAGCGCACCCAGCTCTGAGAACTGTCATAACCGTTAGGCGTGCCGACAATGCGACCGTATGCGACGACGTATGACGGACGACCGTATTCACCGCCAAGATAACGCCGCTTATTGATAACAAGCCATCCCTTGAACACTCCGTCAACGGCCAGACCCATGAGCTGTACGACCTGATTGGTGATATCGAGATAGCTGCTCTGCACGGAATCGTGATAAAAATAGTAACCTGACGGTGCCGTCAGTCGCTCCCTGCCGTAGTGTGTCACAACAGTGACGACACGTCCGGACTGTGAGATATTCCATAGCAGCGATGTCGTGTTGTTTGTGTCATCCGATAGATAATATATATTGTCATGACGGTTCATCGCATCTGATGATCCGGCGTAATCGTCGACATAAACGAACGGATTACGGATGCTACCGCTGATAAGTACGTTATTCAGTATCGCATCTGTAATCTTGGCACCCCTGGCAAAGAATAACCCTTTGAGCCAATCGATGAAGATATTGGGACGGAACGACGCATCGTCGTCCGGATAACCGTCGGCATCCATATTGCCTGAGTCGAACGCCTTATAGCCGTCTGCCGTTTTGACGGCAGAACCCGCCGCGTTGATGCCATATTGGCTGAAGGAGTAGTTGCCGTAGAAGATGGCACTGCCCAACTTGGCAAAGTTAGCGAAAAGGACCTCTATAAACGCGAACTTCATCGAGTCGCCAAGTCGCCACACCGCGTTATTGCCACGAGCAGCATAGTCTGTCTTGGGATCAAGGCCCTTGGATGTGCCGCTCCCGGCAGCCTGTATATAATAATACTCACCTTCTTCTAGGACGAAAGGTGCCGTCGTGGCGTTATAACTGTATGTCGTCGTGGATGAATACTCTCCCGCAGGATATAGGATGCGACCCTGCGATCCTTGCATCTGTCGTATGACCGGCACAGTGCATGTAGCGGTAATCGTCTTGCCGTTGAGGGTGCCTGTGATAAATATCGTTATAATATCATCATAGACGACATCTGTCCCGTAGTTGGTATAGTCGGAGAAATAGACATTTGACCGGTAGATAAAGAACTCGAAGCTGTTGAGAGCCCCGTTGATTGACGTGTCGTTGTTCTGTTCGTCAGCAATCATGGCATTCGTCTTGCTCCCGTTCTTGCCCCATGCCTGCGCGTAGTCTATATTGACATATTCGGTGCCGTATCTCAGTGAAAGTATCGGCAAGACAGCTTTGGTGATGACGGAATTCTGGTCCGTCGACATGATGATGCACGGTGTGGTCATCTCGACGGTAACCGCCGACTCACCGTCTTCAGGAGCCGGGTAGAATGTCCTATAACTGGCTATTTTCATGATTTCTCAGCTTCAATTCGAACACCTATCTGTTTATGTGCGGCTACGTCTGTACCGCTGTATGAGAATGTAGATCCCGTTGATGATTTGATGACAGTGCCGTCATCCTCTGATACCGTGTAACCGAACGACCACCCCTCTGATGATGTGACGTCTGTACCGTCTGAACGGTTGATGACAGACGGCTTCATCGTTATCGTCTCCGACTTCTTGACGGCTCCGCCGGGGATGTTGCAGTTATCGTTAATATAATATGGGTCGTGGATATCGGTTATGGGGAATACCTTATAATAGGACAGCGAGTTATATGTTGCGACGGCCCGTATATTGTCAGTCCCATCGATGGCGGACGCGAATATCTTGATCACGTTGTCTGTAATCTCGAACTGCCCGGTGGATGATGTGATATCAGTCCATACGCCGCCGACGAGATGCTGAAATTTGTATGTGGCACCGACAACATTGTTGCCGCCCATCTGCAGGTATGCAGACAGTTGCACCCAGTCGTTGTCATTAGACAACACGTCGTCACCGGCACCGTTTTCGCCAGTCACGGACAGCAGCACCTCGTATGTGTTGCCCGTCGTCTCGTGGATGTCTATCTTCTGAGAACAGGTAAACGCCTTGCCGCTATACGTCGACTTATAATAAATGTATTTGTCGGTGTGGTCGGCGACGGTCGCCAAGTTGCCTTTGATCTTGAGAGCCGGGAACGTCTTTGCGTTCTGCGTTATCGTAGTCAGTTCGAAGATATCAGCGAATTTGGATTTGACAGCACCGTCGTCACCGATGACGGCCGCCTCTGATGAATCCGGGTTGTTGTAATACCACTGTTGACCGACCGTCTCCGGAACGACGATTGTACCCTCCTTGCTGGAATAAGGCTTGGGGAACAGCACCGCCGGATGCTGTGTGAAGTCGGTGCTGATGACCTTGCCCGTCGACGGGTTGAAATTCTGAACGAGACCGTAACCGGTATCAATGGAGACACCCATGCCCGGTGTGATGACATCGCCGTCGTCGTAAGCGTAGAAATGTTTGACTGCTGATAACATAGCTATTTATTTTTTTAATCTGTTGATAAACTCGACGGCCGTATGGCTGTCAACGAGCTGCGCACCTTCAGAGACGGCGCGGTCTATGCCGTACGGGGCGAGGTCGGACGAAGAAAGGACAAACCCGTCCGCCTCACTCCCGTGACGTATGTCCATCAGACGCAGGGCCAAGACGATGGAGCAGGGGCATATATAATAATCGATCTTACTCATTGATGTATTCTTTTGGAACTTGAATCAGTATCTGTGCGCCTGCCGCCGTCAGTATGTCACCGCCGAGCGTAAGTGGTATGTATGCAGACTTCTCACGGACTACGACACCGAATGTGGGACGGGCGGAATAATCGACGTTCATATCCTTCTTGGAGATGTACGCCTCGGTCGTCGACGACAGTTTGCGCCACCGCTTCTCGACGAAGTTAGGGGCGAATAATATGCTGATGTCGAAATACCGGCACGGGCCTGTGATGTTGCCCTGTCGGTTGCGGACGGTGCAGTGCACCTCGGTGCCCGGTGTCGTGTTGGTCAGATATTCGCCTTTGATGATATCAAGGCACTCCTCGTATTGACCGTAATAGCGATACAGACGCGTCGTCTGTATCTTGATGACATCAGGATAGGCGATGGCATGTGCCATGCATCGCAGCAGGACGTTCTGTATCCTGTCTGTAGTCACCGTCAACGTGCGTGTCGCCTGACCGCTGACATACCAACAGTCAACTGATGATGAGATATCACGCCACGCCCCGCCGTCGAAGACCTGCCAGGCATAGACCGCCTTGTCGTCTGCAATATTGATGATGCCGTTGCGCAGTTGGCAGCTGATGACCGTCGTCTCGGTATTGTCCAGGACATATAACAATTTTTTTTGAGCCGCGTCGATGTCGAGGAATATGCTGTAATCCTGACTGGCGACGCATGACAGCGTCGTGTTATATTTGAAAGTAAGCACCTCTTCGCGTCGGGGATCGATATACTGGCACGTCAACTCAAGGAATATGGCAACATCCACGCCCACGTTATGTGATATTGTCAACTGCCCGTTGGTATCTACGGTATAACCGTCAACGCCCGTGACGACACTGATGCCGTTGGCCGTCCATCGACAATTGACAAGATCTGCCGTCTTGTCACCGTCGTCTATCTGACCGTCCGGATCGTGTATAACGAGATGAGGGCGCAGCACAAAAGGTGTAATGGTGCGGTCAGGGACATAACTGCCGTCTGTGCCGTTGTATTTCTGTACGTTGCTGCCTCCGAAGGGGACAACCTCGAAGTTGGTGATAAGCGGCTGATATAACAGATGTGCGTCTATTGTTTTCATTTGGCTATTGTATATGAATCAGTGACCGTCTTGTTAACGGACGGAAGTGATATCGTTATTGTGAATGACACATGACGGCTCGTGAGCCAGTCAGAAGGCATGTCGTCGTCTGTGATGTCGATGGACAGACCGCATGTGCCGGCTGCATGAAGGGCGTTCCACGCCGCGTCTCCGGATCCTGAGTCTGATGTGCGTGTCCACGTGATGCAGGCACGTGTGATCTCAGTCTCGAGCAGAACCATCTCTGCATGTTTGACCGTCGCAGTCAGCGTCGTCATGACGGCGGTACCGACACGAAAGAAGGTACCGGCGGACGAGTTGATATCCACGGTATAAGAGTTGGCACCTGTGATGCATACCCACTCGGTGTTGTTATAGCGAGGCTCCAGTCCAATTGTCGCCTTGTCTGTGACGCATCGCCAGGCGCAACCGCCATGCCATGTCTGATCCTGATAGTATGTCTTGTCTGTAGCGTCGAGGCCACGTATATACTGTATATCATCCTTCCACAATCCAAGGTCACGTATCGTATAGACGGGATTGCCTTTGTAATCGATGCGGATGATGTCCTGTGCGATGAGTCCACGGCAGTAGATGTAAGGATGGTCGTAATTGATAGGTTCACCGGCGAGAACCGACATATTTTTAGGTGGAATACCTGCAAACAGATATATATTGCTCTCGTCGATAATCGGCTTGGTCACGCCGACGTAGAAAAAAAGTCCCTTCTCAGTACTTGAAAGATACCACACCGACTGACGGGACGTGTCCGACACGTTGCCACGCTGTGCAACTTTCGCCCCCGGTTCTGGCGCAAAGTTGACACCAGCCGGACACATAGAATCCGAGAAGAGTGTCACATTGATCTCGTTATCGTCTGTGTTGACCTTGTCAACACGAAACCAGCACGTATGATAAGTGCCGTCACCGAGCAGGTTGTCGACATGCGAAAACACCACGTCACCTATTGAAAGGGATGTCTTGTAACCGTCGTACATGCGACGCAGCGTCAGTCTGTATGTCTCCTCACCCGTTATCTGCACGGTATCTATGATATCGGATGCCGAGAACAGCGTGTCACCCTCCAGTGTCTGTGTCTTGTTGACGATCAGTTCGTAGAACATGGCAGCCCCTCTGACGAGCAGCGTGTCCGTCTCTATATCCCCCTTCTGACCGAGCAGGATGCCTCTGCCTGACTGACCGGACACGGCGTTGTCGGCACCGTTGATGCCTATGCTGACACCGCCCAGCAGTTTAACGAGGAAGTTGTCTATGTCAACCTTGTCGGTGCGAAGGTAAGGGTTATTGCCGAGATATGACAACAGGGAAAGGAACGCATTGCCTATGCGCTCCGCTGTATTAGCACCGATTTTAGTCTCATCACGGATGAGTTCGAATGCGTCTTGTAAGCTCTCTATCGTTGTCATATCGTCGCCTTTTGAACAAAAATAAGTCTGTTATGCGAGTGGTAAAAATACTATTTAGATTTCACCGCAAAACCTTGGAACTGCTTCTCTATCACATCTGACAGCAGTCCCATGTACGCCTCGCCGTAAAGGCGCGCCTCCGCGTCGTTAAGAGTCATGAGCGATGCATAGAATTTGCGATAGAACCAGTCACGCGGATATCGGGGATGTCCGGACGATGTGCGTCCGCCCCATTTTGGAACCACCTTATGCGGTTTATCCAAACCGTGTTCGGCACGGTATTCGTCGTCGAGAAACTCAAGGGTACCGTCTATTTTTTTTGATTTCAGGTAATTTCGACCGACACCTGATGCCTGATAGATGCCGTATTGTATAAACTGATGTTTAGCCGTCGTTATCTCGCCGATGGACAGCGAACCGGTAAAAGACGAGTGCAGCGCGCCCGTATCGATGACATGCATCTGTTCTATCTTCTCGCGCCAGATAACGATCATCTCGCGGACCCAACCCTCCTCATACTTGCGTATGGTGTCAACATGGCCGAGGCTTCTGCGCTTCGACCCCTCGCCGAATATCTCTGTCAGTCTACCCATTGATCCTTATCGTATATAAGGTTAGTCGGTTCGGTGTTGCCGACCATGAAATATAATCCCGTCAGTCCGGAAAGGAAATATTGACCGAGTTCCCGATAGAAGATACGACTGAGATCGAGATATGTCACATTCTCATTATATGACCTCTGTAGAATCAACAGTTTTGTCACGAACTGGCGGAAAATGGAACGACAGATATCAAGTTTAGCCTGGCGGTCTGTCATATCGTTGAATGTGTACTTTGACAAGATAAATACGGTGTATGTCTCCTGCATGTTGAATCCGCCCGAGTTGCCGAACAGCTGACCGTCGTTGGTGTCGTCGACGGCGATGAAGTTGCAGGACTCGTTGAAGTTTGATATCACGTCTTCGAGAGATCCGATGCCGCTGCAGGTGCATGGAAGGAATTTGTTGTCGACCGCCAGTTTGTTTTTTTGGGTGAGGTCGTGGAAAAATGCGATGCTGTCGAATTTCATATCTTATTTTTTAAGTTGTTCAACTTCACGGGCCTTGTTGTCTAGCTCCGTAAGTGCCCGCCACACATCCTGATGCAGCACGGCATCCTCCTTGGTGATATCACCGTCGGTGAGACCGCGTATCTCGGAGTTCATCACATCGACCATCTTAACCTGGTCGTCGGCGTGCGATGGACGAAACAGATAAGAGAACTGTCTGGCGAACTCGTATTTGATCGCCGCATACCATGTGATGACCGCCAGTATAGACCGTGCGTCGAGATTGCCGTTGAAGTCATATTGATACAAGATGTTTGCAAGTTGTGCGATCATCTTGGTATCTTGTGTCTGGATATATGCCTGGTAATAGTTCTCCATGGTGAGATAGTCGACGAACGGCACGCCGTGCAGCATGGTGTCGACGGCACGGCCAGAGCCATATAATGTAACGAGGCGGACATGCATGTTATCTGCAGTGTCGAGATATTCCAACTGATGAATATATGATGATATCTGCCATGAGTGGATAACGAAGGTGACACGATGACTCTTATCGTCGGTTGTGGAACATAGCCATCCCTTCTCATCCCGACGATGGACACGGAAACCCGCAAAACGGCATAGCATGTGGACCTTGGCTGCGTCCGGACTGAATGTCGACAGACAGAAGAAGGCATAACGCAGCTGTGGTTGTGTCATCTCATCCCATGACTGAGGTATCTGCAGGTGCAGGATACCGTCAGAAAATGTAGGTCGGGTCGTCTGAAGTGTTCTCATAAGGCGTAACATGTCTGGCGGCATACTCTTTTGATGCCGCATAAGTTGGGTATTTATTAATATTCTCTTCGAGATGACGGATAATATTTTCCTTCATTAGTCTTATATCTCCATTATTCATGCATATAGCACAGATTATGGCTTGACAACGATTGACAATGAAAATATCGTTAGGATCTAATAATTGATCGGAACGTATATCGTTTAACAGCTCCTGGTGATATTTGTCAGATATGATATCAGCAATGATATGATTTTGATTCATTGCTCTAAATTGATAGACTCGATATTCATGCTGTGACATGACATGTGAAATGGAACCAAATAGGGAAAATGTAGATTTTTTATAGCATAAATTATTGATATTCCTTTGAGCCTGCTCTGTTTCAGACCATCCCTTAATTTTAGTTAGAGACGTTATTAAAAAATCAATAGCATTATCCCAGTCATTACTAATTTCCTCTTTTAACGAATCTATTCTGAATTGCGATGCCGGAGCAACGTTTTGATTGCTGACTACTCCGAATCCCGTATTGGTAATGGTAATGTCATTGGTATTTAATCTATTGAAAAAAGAATCGACGCACATCAATCTTTTTACATTCTCTTTAAAAATGTCAGGTTTATTATTATAGTCATCGCAGACAGCATCTCCGAGGAAAAATGACTTTATCGTTGTAAAGCAATCGTCGAAATACTTGGCGCACCGATCGAATATCACGTTGTCTGGCATCTTGGCCACCGGGACGAACTTCTCAAACTCATCCTTCGTTATTGCTGGAGTCTCCATTGTTATTGTTATTTAGGGTTTTCTTTTTGGAATCTGTGTTCTCGTCAAGCGTGGTTAACGTGATGATAGGGACATCTGGATAAACCTTCTGGCTCCATCCATTGAAGCCGATGACGACCTTGTGAGGCATAGCCATGATATCATGGAACGGCTTCTCGATGCTCTGTTTGAGCGTAAACAGCTCACGTTTGTCGCTGCCGCTGTTGTTAGACTGCGATTTGCCAGGTGTGGCACCAACGAGATTGGGATGTATGTTGTCACCGTAACAGGTCATATTGCTGGCCTCCTGCATGTCTTCGGACCAGTCACCGCCCTCTTTGGACGTATCGATAAGGTTCACCTTGATCATGTGCTTCTCGCTCCCTGACGGGTCAAGGCTGAACTCGGAGACGAGCAGCTTGTCTAGGTTGTCGTTGCCGGCGACGAACTTCTTGATATTCTCCTTCTCCTTTTTGATGCGTTCAATCTTCTTTTCCGGATCTGTGATACCCTCGTTGAGAAATAGGTTGTTCCAATAATCCGTATTAATCTCGATGTGGTAGCGCAACGATGTATGGTTCTTCATCTTGGCTTTCTTGCCTTTTGAGATGAGCGAATAGATGTCATACCAGTCGTCACGGAAGATGGCTGTGTAATATGCTGTAGGGTAATATCTGTATCCCGGTGTCGGGAACCTGGTCACGATGGCGAACTTGCGGTCACGTGTAGGCTTGTTGAGCTGACCATGACTGTTGGGTATCAATCCCATACGGCAGCGCAGGTCACCGAACGGATTGTCCTCGTCGAGCAGCGGTATAACCTCAATATCCTTAGGCACCGGTTTACGCCAGTTGGCGAATAACACGTGATCGATAATACCGCCCTGCGCCTTCTCAAAACGGATATTGCATGTCTCTCTATGTCGTAACGACACGATCTTGTCGCCCTTGCGGTTGAGAATAATGACGGAAACGGCGAAAAAGTAATATTTCATGTCGGTGCACTGCTCCAGTTGGAACTTGGGCATCGGGTTATTGTCGAAGAAGTCGATGATGTCTTTGTCTTCAGACTGCGCTTTCGTCTTGCGGTCGGCGTATATGAGCCCGTTGCCGTAGCATGTCACAACGTTGAACAGCTTATTCTGTGACATCACCTGATTTTTAGCGATAAGATGGATTATATCATAAGGAAGAAGGTTGTCCGATCCCCAATTGATGTAATTATATTGGCGGCCGTTTACCGTGATCGAACTGAATGAGTCGTCGGTATCCTCGTCGAATGTCTGCGCACTGTCGTTCTCATACCCCGACACGCTGTTCTGGACAGGTATGTCGAAGTCGAAATATGCCGGGTTGAATCTATCTGTTGTCATAGGTATATGGAATGTTTATTGAATTTGAAAATGAAAATATCCGGAACCGCCCTGATCTGCCCGTTGTCCGGATTCATCAGCCGATGAACGCCGCCACGCCAATGCGCCCCTTTGACGAGCCACCCGTCATAGTGTATCGTCTCACCCGTGCTGCGCCACGCCCAGATGTCGACCCTACGGTTCATGATGCGGCAGATATCCATCTGTCGCCGCATGTCGTTGATATGTATAGCAGGGTAATGCATCAGTTAAATGATCTATCGAATGTGTTATCGAAGATACGACCGGGATGAGACAGCTGCAGCACGTTCTGCATGCGCTGCGCATATCGGTAAGAGAAGGTGAATGACGGCATGGCGTCGTCATCATTGGAACGCTCGGATTTGGACTCTGTGATAGTGATACGCTTGTCAGGCTGATTGTCGACGAACAGATATATCTCATGTGAGCGGAACAGGTCATCGGCCCAGTTAGCCATCGGCACATTAAGGATGCCCGTGTTGGCCTTGAATACGCGTGTCTCGTCTATCACGAAGTTGACATACTGCCCGTCACGGTATGTAGCAGACCTATTGTATTCCGGTGCCACCTGATGTGTGCCGGTGCAGTATAGTAGCTCCTGGCATCCGAAGCTGTTGGTGAACAGCAGAACAGGAGCGCAGTCATGCGACACCTGGTCTATCTTGAACGACTGTGAACGAGTGCCGACGGTGACGTCGTATCCGATGAGCGTCTTGGATGATCTCTCGAACTGTGATGGAGACACATCGAACACATATATGTTGTTCGACCCAGTGCCCTTGACGGATATGACCTCTTCGGTGACACCTTCGCCACCGTAATAACGGGTGGTCACTGAACCCTCTGAATCACCGTATGTGTAGAGGTATTCTTTGCGGTCGATGGCTGTGATCTTGTCGCCTGTCAAAATGGTCAGGAAATGACTAGTCAGGAATGATGTAGCCGATATCTGGACATCAGCATTGGCATATATGACGGTGCAGTCTATCGATGTGGTGTTGGCTATGGCAGTCACACCGTCAGTCGTCGCATACTCATCAATCTTGATATTGACGGATATTGATCCGGACTGCATGGCATAAGGAGCCAATAAAGACGACAGGTCGCGAAGTGTGATGGTGCCGGTATTGTCGGCATAATAAGTCTCGGACAGCACCGTGTCACTGTTGCTCGTCAACGTGATATGCGCATAGTCGCCAGTGATAGCAATAGACAGATTGGGTATCGCAGAAGAGAAATAAGTGCCGTTAGGCTGTGATTTGACTGTAATCATATTTTTTATTTATCACAAAAATAATGGCCTTTTAGAAATAGTAAAAATACAAAAGACCTGCTAACCTCACGGCCGGCAGATCTGAATCAGAAAAATAAATTAAGTGAATATTATATAACATAAAAAAAACGTTGCAAAGTTATATCTAGTCTTCGGAGTCAAAAGGATGATTGTCGACATATATCATCCATCTGAGTCTGTCGTCGTCATCGCCGATCAGACGGTAACCGTGCTCGAAGAGGTAATCAGTCACGGTGACAATAGCTAGCGGATATATATCGCTCAGCGAGTCGATGATCTCTAATGTCGTAGATTTTGTCTCCTTGGTGTTGTCTGTAGGCTCCGGATGTCTGGATTTGAAGTATTCGTCGAGGACCAGTATCGCATTGTTTTTATTGGGGACCTCTTTCTTGCCGTTATTGTCATCAGATGATGTCTGTGCGAACCCTTTAATCTTTCTCATGGCATACCTCCTCGTTTGGGTTGATAACCTTGTTGACATCACGGGCAAACCGCTCTCGACATACACCTATAATGGTATCGATATCACGCATGGCGTTATTGCATTTGTATTCAGCCTTGAGTATCTCATTCTGCAGATCGGCGATCTCAGCCTTGTGTTTGGCAATCTCTCTGTTAAAGAAGTCGATGTTGGTCTGCTTCTCATCGAGCAGCTTGCCTTTGACTGCGATCAGCCTGTCAACCTCGACGGCATGTTCGCAACGTATATTCTCAATCTTCGGATCCATGGACGCCTCCTTTCTTCAATATGATGAATGAACACACGAACCACACCAGGCACACCATGGTGGCCAACAGGCTCACACCTGCTGCCGTCGCCGTGGCAATGAAAGCCACAAGACAGTGATTCGCATTAATCACAAAGCGGTTAGACACTGGCTCGTCAATTAACGAGCTGTAAAAGTCATTTTTACGATTCAACCAACCTGTGATTGACATCGAGCGTGTTGACTGACGCTGAATTGATAATGTTGCCATTATAACGTTTGTTTCGCATCCAAGTTTGTCTTGGTCCAAATGCAGAAGCGGCTGCATCTCCGTGTCGCGAAACAAACGTAGCTCGCCACAAGGGCAAAGGAACTCGGAGAAAACAGCCGCCAGTATCTAATTTTTGCTGATTCGGCAAGTATGGCATAAAAAAAGCCTTGATGATTTATTTATCAGGGCGTTCATCAATCGTCCTTGTAGCTCTCACTACGTTTATTTCGCTGGTGCAAATATAGATATTCGCGTCGAAATCTGCAAGAAAAAGGTCAAAAATCTCAATTATTTGCTCTAAAAAAGCAAAATAAGCACATTTTTATCTTAAAAACGTGCTTATTTTGAAAAAAAAGACAGATTAGACCGATTAGGTGATATCTATTCTTCGTTAGTGCACATTTTAATTATTTGGTTTCTTGATTTATTAGCTTTACTAACAGCATCTGTACCTTCGAAAGAAAACGTAGTTTCATTTTGAAATTTACCTGTATGCCATTGAATTACGACAAAAGCTAATTCATTTTTCTTTTTTTTCTTCCAAGCCAAAGCAAAGATACCAACAAGGAACACTCTGCCTAAAGTTATTTTGTTTTCAATAGAACTCGCGTCCTCGATAGTGACATTATCTATATTCTCTATTTTAATGGCAGAATTATTTATTAATTTTGGCACTTGATATAATTCGTTTTCATAAAATACAAGTTGATCATCTTCCTTATGAACTCGTATGTTTTTAATCATGTCATCTATATTTGGATGACCGCCGACATAATCGCCTAATTCTTTGTAATCATACATTACAATATTATTTTTTTTCAATTCAACATGATATTTTTCATTGCTGTCATGAGTGTTAACAATCATGTAACCAACAAAAACAACAAGTAAAATTACAATTAGAGCAACTACAGCATCAGAAGATGTCTGAACGTGATCGTCTGCTTCACAAGACAATAAAAATGGAATTAATAAACAACTAAAATATTTTTTCATGGTTTTTTACTTTTAATTTCACTATCTAAAATTATCTTTAATTCAACACCGCTTTTATTTATTATTTTAGTATAATAATCTTTATTATTTATACGCGAAATAGCAGCCTCAGTGGCTAAATCTAATGAATTTTTTAATTGATTTTGTTTATGTCCAATAACTACGGATTCAACATCTACAGATTTTTCAGTTCCAGTAAATGTAAATATTAAAGGTGCAATATCTATTTTGTAATAATCACATATATAATTTAAGTTTGACGGTTCTGGATGCATAGTAGGGGTTATCACAACTCTACTATCAAAAAAATGTTTTATTTTTGGAAAAATCGTATCAAAGGAAGGAGCATCATCAATTTTATTTTTAATATCTATTGGTATCAATGATTGTAATTTTTTATATACAGGTCTAATAGGTTTAAAATTTGAATAATAATAATCAACAATTTTATCATTTTCTACTTTTACAAGACCTATTTCATAAGCACTAGATGATAAATTACTTAATTTTTTAAAAATTAAGGTAGTAAAATTAGGCCCGTTCAGTAATGATTCTAAATAATTAGTTTCATCCCAAGTGTTTTCTTTAGTTATGATAACTGACATATTATTATAAATTTTAAATTTTCATATTTATATTCACTCCACAAATATAAACAAAATATTAACACGGCATCAAAAACGTGCCCAAAAAACCACAATTTTTGTGCATATCAACAAAGATATGCGCAAAAATTTCGCCAAAATCCGACTGAATAGAACTTGATACAGACTTGATACAGACTTGATACAATAAATAATCAACCAAATAATTGCCATCTATGACAATTATTTGGCGAAATTTTTCCGCTGACTACCCCTAAAAGAGAGAAAAGCAGACTTAAAGTCTGCCTTCTTCTCTATAGCTATAATATAATCCGTCCGTAATAATGACGTGGTCGGCAAAATATATACGCATCAGTTCACAAGCCTTTTTAACTCGTTGCGTTAGTTGGTCGTCGTCTTGACTCGGGGTCGTATTGTTGCTCGGATGATTATGACATAAAGCTAATATTGTTGCGTTGTTCATCACCGCTTCTTTCATTATAACTCTGACGTCAACGGCTGTTTCCGTTATTCCGCCACTGCTTAGCTTTTTTGATTTAATCAATCGGTAATTTTGGTTCATCAATAAGATATATGATTCTTCGTGTTCGAGTGTCCCGATTACTGGTAACATATAGTTATATATATTTGTCGCACTGCCGAAATCATTTTTTTCGGCGACTGACTCTCTGAAAAATCTCTTACCTATTTCAATGGCTGCCTGTATGGCAATAGCCTTACCGTCTCCGATACCTTGCACGACTTCAATTTCTTCTGTTCTTTTTTTAGATAGAGAATGTAGACTTCCTTCACTGATATTAATCAGTTGCCTGGCTTGTTCCAAAGTTTTTTTGTTACTTCGACCGTGGTTTAAAATCAGACTTATCAATTCAACATTGGTAAGACTATCAGCACCTTTATTGATGTACTTATATTCGGGTCGTTCCTCTTTGGCGAGTTCGTTAAAATCGGATGTAACCAATAATTCACTCTTATTGAGTTCATCTGATATTCTGCTGCTTTGTTCACTTAACTCCTTCATTGTGTCTTTCCTCATTTTATTTATTTGTTAGTTGGATTTATAGTCTGAGCGAGGAATAAACCGCCTTTGACGGTGGCTCCCATTTCTTCAATCGCATCGGCGAAAGCGTTGAACGACCGACCTCTCGTTATGATGTCGTCGAAAACAATCACTTCTTTACCTGCAAAGAATTTCTTAGTTAATTTGATTACTGAAGTGTTCCGTACCCTCTTCTTAGATTTAAACTCGTGTATGGCAAGACGGTTGCCCTCCACCTTGATATTGCAGTATGCGTTGACCATACCTGTCGCATTGCATACCTCTTCAGTGAATTTCTTGTATCTTTTATCCGTCTTTTCCTGACTTGATGCCGGTATGCAAGCGAAAACGACATTGTTAACGTCACCGTAATTAGCTTTAATGGCTTCAACGACCACACTCACCGCCTTGGCGCACACTTCTTCGTTTCCGTCCTTGAATGACCAAATAAATTTGCGAATAGCCCACTCCGCATCGTCCGCCTTGTAACGTGTAGGAACATAGTTAAATACTGCGTTGATAACTCTCTGACTGTCTGAATTCTGATTTTTCATAATGATATACTTTTATTTGTTAATAATTAATGTTTCTGACCTTTGAATGATTTCTCCGTTGACCGTTCGTATTGCTCTATCCGTGCGAAATAGTCGTTGACCGTTTTTTGTTCATCATCTTGTTTTTTAATTAATAGGCTGTTCATATCTTTTTGGTTTTAATAATTTATACTAAACTTGAATCGAGGGGAAAGCTTTTTAAACTTTCATCTCCTGGTTCGGAGTTTTTTTTTATACTGAAACTGTCGTCTCGGGGTTTTAGCTTTATGTTGCGATAAAGTGTCATTTAAGACTTTGTAACGACAAACAATTTTCAGCGTCAGACTTGAAAAATACTACCTGTAAGGATGGAGATTTTTTGCAAAATAGCGTGCGGTGCTTGGCTCAAAGTCAATGACGTAACTTTGCAACAGAAAGGAAAAACAACACGGGACAGAAGTGAAGAAAAAAGCTCCGGACCAGAAGAGAGATGAAAGACAAACAACAGCGGCATTGTCACACCTGAACCTGTAACGGGACACACCGTGTCCGAGTGCAAGGTTATGATGTGATAATGTCAAGAAAACCGCTAAACCGAAAAATGACGTATGAGCGAAGCGGATATGTCATTTTTCGGCGTTTTCAAATCCTCGTGAAAACCGCAAGTCGGTTTTTGCAGCACAAAAAGTTTGGAAAATGTGTGTCCAAAGGCGTTTTGACGTGTGAGCTTTTTTAAAAAGCGCACTTTTGTGCTTAAGCACCCCCCACCGCCCTTCGCTTTTTTGTAATTACCCGCCCCCTTTTTAGGCGGAATATGTTAAACGGGGTTAAAATCCTCGGTAAAATCAGAAATGTAAGAAAAAATGGTAATTACCAAAAAAAAGGCATATCAGTAAATCGATATGCCTATTGTCATGCGGTCAATGGATTGAGGATATTTCTCGATACCGATAACAGCGGTATCGAATGCATCTGATCCGTCGGTGCGACCCTCAAGCCTGTCCTCTTCTGTCTCGGCCAGCTTCTCACCCGTCTTGTCCTTCTTGCCATTGTAGATGCCTGCACTCTCGATGGACAGCAGCAGGTCTGGATTATTCGTCTGGTTGATATAGATGCGGTTGTTGGCTTTTCCCCTGAACATGCGGTTGATGAGCAGGCACTTGTCGACATGTGCCATCGGTTTGCCAAGGAAAAACTCGTTGACAGCCCATAGATGATCTATCAGGTAATGGGTAATGAAAGTATGGAAGTCCTCGCCGTGCAGCGCATAGTTGTTAGACACGAACGTGGCATCATAATAGAAGATGACGGAATGGTTCTTGAACGGCGCATAATAAGCCATGAAGTCGTCGAGCAGCTCCTGCAGTTTACGCTCATACTTAACATAGAACGACTTGACGACATGTATCTCATGAGCGTCGTTGCGCTGACATACGACGAGCCAGTTGATGTTAGCATTTGCGTCAAAGCTGATGACAAGAGGTGATGAATCATCCAGGTCTGCATCGAGGCGACAGTCGTCTATCTTAAGCTTATCGAAGTCATACTGCTGATTGTCTATATAAGAAAGGTTGGACGCTGTATATAGGTTATCGTCTGACAGTGCAGCATAGAAGCCATCCTGTGCGATGCCTATCGGCATGCATAAGATGGATGTGCGGAACGTAAGAGGCGGAAGGTCACGCTTCATCTGTCGTATGTAGTCTTCACCGAGTATCGCCAGATTTTCGATGCTGCTGTACTCATGATAATATAATGTGCGGGAACGTAGTTGTGACAGCGTGAGCATATAACCGCGTATGCGGTCATTGATATAGGCAGGAGCCACAGAACCGGATGCAATGGCATCACGCTGCTTCTGTCTCAACCGCCAGATCTCATAGATGATGCCTTTGATTAATGCGATGTCGTCTGGATTGCAGGCATCTTTGTATTTGAGGAACCACGATCCTTTTTTTGTGACCGGCATATCTGATGTTATCAACATGCCGTGATGGAAGTAATGAGATCCGAAATGCATCGCATTGCCTCGATTAGCCGGGAACGTCTCATCTTTCAGCCGTTCGAAGTTGATGAATTTGGCTTCATCGAGATGCAGGAAGTCAAGTGACAGAGAGTTGGATGTGCCGACACGGTCCTGAGAAATAATGATGGCGACGCTGCCGTTATAGAAGCTGATGACATTCTCCCAACTGATAGGCTCGATAACAGGTTTCGCCCAACCCCAGTCTTTGGGTGGGTGGATGCCGATCGCCCAGTGTACGTTGCGGCTGAAACCCCATGACTCGAAGTATTGGAGCCATGAAGGAATGATGTTGGTCAGCAGACGTTTGGCGTTCTGTCCGACGATGCCTACGGAACAGCCTGGCATCCGTTCGAAGTTGCGTCGTAATGTCATAGCCTGCAATATAGCTTTTCCGAAAGCACGGCCGCATACGGCGACGGTGTCTTTGGCACCGACAAACATGATCTCTTGTTGAGCCGGATGTAGATATTGCTGAATCATCGGTCGTGGGTATTATATATCTCTTCGAAGTCAGCCTCTTCGATGGATATGTTTTTGTTGATGTCGGCGGCCATCTTCTTTTTAAGTGCCTCGATCTTTTCTTGGATATTCGGAATAGGAGTAATGCCTATAACGGAAGGATCTGTCGTAGGCATGAAACATTGTGGTCTGAGATCACCGAAACCATTGTCGAGGGAATCGGGCTTGTCCAGCTGGTTGTATTTTGCATATTTGTCGAGTGCGGCTACGGCCGAACGGTTATCATGTTCACGCACAGCCTTCTGATATATATCCATGATCATCTGATTGAAATTCCACCGGACATAATCCTTGGACGACTGCTGGAAGCTACCGATTAAGTATTTAATCAGATTGAGGTCGTCGTAAGCCTGCCGCGTCTTGATATCATATCTCGCCGTCAGTTCTGTGATGATATCCTTATCCCTCTTGGACGGGAACCGTAGCCAATAAGTATATATGTCACGAACACGAATGATGCGCTGCACGATGTTGGCAGGTAACTTCTTATCGAGGACATCTTTGTCCAGGAAAAGATTCTCGTTATATATCTCCAGGTTAGTCTGTATCATTGTCCATATCCCGTAAATACTGGTTAACAAGCGCGACAGCCATCGGACTGCCAGCATCTGCCATCTCTATCTCCTGTACCCTCATCTTGTGAGCCGTCTCCGCGCGACCGAGATGATAGGCTTGACTGACATCTGAGGCACGGTCACGTATCAACTCCGACAACTCATCGTAGTTAATATGCAAAAGGATCGATATCTCCGATATCGGTGTCAGGTCTCTGCTTAAATCTGTTATCTTGTTGAGTAGATCCTCTGTTATAGTCATCTATTTTGATGGAATTATAATTGACGGTGTCACTGAAGCCCTTATACAAAGATACGAACACACCTTTTTTGGTCGTGACGACCGTCGACTCGCAACGGTCACCGTATGTCTGGTTCTGGCTGGTGACGACACTCACATTGAATTTGTCGTTGGTGATCAGCACGACTTTAGAGTGGTTCATGCCCATGTAAACCTCGTCGAAACATGAGCGCATCATCTTATATAGATTTATCGTCTTGCGACTGGCCTTGAAATCGGTCAACATGACCGAATGCCTGATTGTTGTTTTTTGGCGCAGCAGGTAATAACCCCTCAGGAAGGCGTCGGATGTGGAGAATGTCGATATATATATATCAGCAGGCCCGGTCTGCTTCAAAAGGAATTTGAGCAGACCGAGCGTGTGAAGACCGCGGCCGAAATAGGCTTGTGTATCCTCTTCTGCCAGCGGTCGGAATATATCATCAATTCTTATCTTCGCCATCAGTCTGTTCAGATTCTCCAGTTGCGTCTTGGGCAACAGCTGCTTCAGCAGACGTGACATCAGCAGTAGCAGACAATATCTTATTGATACGGTCCTGCATCTTCTGAGATACCTTGGCCTTGAGCGAATCAATAATCTGGAGATTCTCTTTGAGCTTGTCGATCGTCTCGTCTCTCTTATCTGAAGGTACGCCATCAGGAGTCTCTAGAGCCTTGACCGTCACGGAAACGAATTTGCGGGCGGCATTGAGTGCTTTGGCACCTTTGACGATATCAGTATCATCATTGACTTCATCAACGGCAGGAAGTTCGTCACCCTCTTTGTAATTGTCGTAAATCTCCATATCACGATGGTATGCGTCGTATAACTCCTTGAGGGGTTTGAGATATTCGTAACGGTCGCACGGCTGCGCGTCAGTCATCGTCTTGAGTGTCTCGTAGAGCTGCTTGATTTTTTTGTATCTAGCTGCATTCTCAGTCCATAACAGCGTTATCTCATCCGGTAGACTGTCATGATCTTTACGTTTGCCGAGGCGAGCTACGCCATCAACTTCATTATCAGAACTGTTATCGTCGTCGTCATTGTCGACAGGTTGACCAGCAGCAATGGTATCCTCGACAGGCTTGACAATCTCCTTATCCAGTTTGATGACCCCCTCGATGGTAAGATGATCAGCACGGTAGCGAAGGTGCTTGTGCAGTTCATAATCGACCTTATCGACGAAGTTGAAAGGTTTTTTAATGACATTGTTGTATAATACACGGTTGCGATTACATTGTAACATCAATGTTGCACCCTCGATGATATTCTCTTCGGTCTCATGCGGTGACTCCAGCCACGCAATGATTTTGTTTGTGAATTGTTCGTCCATTTTTTTAATTTAAAAAGGCGATGGCGTAACGCCACCGCCCCTAGTTAAACCTTTAATATTAATCAATTGGGATTATCCTCCGGCAGTCGCTGTCTTGATTTTGCCTGTCGATGCGTCGATAGTGCCATCATCGGTAACGATATCACCCTCATAATATGCAGGTGGTGTCGCATCGTTAACTTCGACTGCGATAGTCGTTGAATGCTCGTCAGTGGCACTGGCACCAGTTTTACCTTCAGGTTTACTGTTGGTATCGAACATCTCATTGCCGATGACACGGTATTTGCCTTGTCGGTCAGGGACAAGATAGATAAGACTGTCATGATTAGCTGCAGCACAGAAGCCCTCAGCGTCGGCACCGGTACCGGGAATAACGAGGTTAGCCTTATTAAGGAAAGACTTGGAAGGGTATTCACCCTGAGACGAAAACTCGACGGACGATTTGCCGTCAACAAGATCAATCTTGATGAACTTCTTATCAGCAGCCAGTGTGAAAGAACCTGTCAATGTGACCAGTTCACCCATTGCTGTTTTAACCTCTGCAGGTATTGTCGGCCAAGACACTATGTTAGCCTTTTGGATAGCATAGGCAAAAGGTCTCACACCTGGCAGGATCACAGATCCCGCGCAGTGTGAAACGGACTTATATAGATCAGGAATGGTACAACTCATATTATAACCTCCTATATTTTAGATGGCTGTTGCGCCATCGATTGTTGCGAATAAGATGCGCTCCGGACTGATGCTCTCATATTGGCAACCAAAGAACATGGTAGCGATGAACTGGAGCACGAACGCCTTGAAGCGGGCAATCTCGATATTTTCCTCTTCACCCATCTGATTAACGCCAATTAGCATGTTGCGTTTCGGTGTCAACTGGATGAATGCGGAACCCTTCTTATTAGACAGCGGACAGATGGTCACATTGTCTGCGCCCTCGACGGTTGTCTTTTTGAACTCCTTGTTATAAGGAAGAGAACCAACGGTAGCCTGATAGTCATCGTTGTAGTTATCCATCACATGTTTGGGAACATAGAGGAACAGCTCCTCTTCATCTCCAAGTTCTTCACTGGCGGCACGGCATATTGTCTTGAGGACATCGACGGCGTTTGACTTGGTGATGGCTTCGATAACGAGAAGGTTGCCCTTTTCGGCTGCGATGTTCTTAGCATCGAATTCCGTTTTTGCTATCGTGTCGAAACCGTTGAACAGGTCGACAGTCTTATCACCGGAATCCCTACGGACAGCATTAAACAGGTGTTTGTTAAGGTTTTTGCCGAGCTGAGCGGACAGGAAAGCGACAACCCTGCGTGTGATATCCGTTGTCTTCAGAGCCTCGCCCTTTGTGATGTCAGAACCCCACATGGATTTATAAATCTTATTGGGACTGAAGTTGCGAACAACAGAACCAAAGAAGGTATAAAGAGTACGCGGATTAACAACAACCTCGCTGTTATCCTCACGTGTCTCGCTGTAAGGTCCGAACTCGATGTCACCTGACAGTTCACCGACCGTCTCGGCATATCTGATGCCAGGACGCAGTGTCATGAACGGAAGACTTTTGTTTAACGCGATGACAGGCATCATCAGAAAATCCTTGCGATATTTCTGTGCGGTCTTCGATAATTCGTCGGAGTTGATATTCACTCCATAAGTAGTATCAGCCATAATTTTTAAATGAAATCTTTAACTTCTTCATACATAGATTTAGCACTGATCTTATCAGTGTCATCCTTATCTTCGGTACGTGCTGTCTCTTCAACAGCAGCACCCTTCTCTAGAGCTTCGATCTGTGCCCTTTGGTCGTCGATCGTTTTCTTATCAGCAGCCGCCTGAGTCTCAAGGACTGTAATACGGTCTTCGACAGCCGTCAACTGAGCATCAGTTATGGTTGTCGTCTTCTTCTCCTCGTCTAGTTCAAAATCCTCTATATTGAGAATTTTGCAGACATTCATGAACTTTTTTCGCATATTGTGTAAAGTATTGGTAATCGGTGATTTAACCTCATCATGCTGCTGTTCAGGTTGAGCATCTGATTTGTCATCAACTTTTTTGTTGTCAGCCATCTTATTAAAGATGTTGACTATCTTATCAAGGAATGAAGACAGTATGTTATCTCTGTTCTGAATAGCAACAGGAAGTTTTGGATATCCGGCGTGGGCAGCTATCTTGAAGGTACTGTTGTCAACGACGACAGGATCACCGTCGATGATCTCATCGATGAGACCATTGTCAAGACACTCATTAGCGGTCAGCCACTCGGCTGCGTCGAGCAACGTCTTGATCTCCTCACACTTCTTTTTGCAGCGGTCTGCATAAAGATTGGCAATACCATTGTCAATCTTATCCTGAGTACACTTCTGCTTCTTAAGTGATTCGATGAACTCGGCAATCTGGTCGGCATTTAGATTCTCCCATACGCTGACCACGGAACTGCATTTGTGGATAAGTAGATAACTGTACTTATTCATCTTGATATTTTTGGCACCCATGGCAACAATCGTTGCCGCGCTGGCAGTAAAACCATCTATAAACACAGTAACGTCTCCGTGATCACGAAGCTGCTGATACATATCTATAGCATCATCAACATCACCACCAGGTGACGATATCAGAATGTCGACATGTTTGTTTCGAAAAGGAACAAGATCATTGCGCAGGTCACCCTTGGAATATCCGCTATTCCACCAATCACCGGCACCAATCTGTTTGTCAATAATGATATTGTAGACCATAATTTAAATGAATTATGGTCAAAAGTATTGCTAATAAGTAAGATATAAAAATACTTTAAATAATGACTCTAGCCATCGGAATGGTATTTTTATAGGTAACGGTATAGGTTATAAGGGTAGAATCACCCATATTGGACGGATAAGGATCTGTCTTGTTGATGACCGGATATGGTCTGTCATGTGAACCAATCATAAACGACTCACCCAATGCAGAAGTAACACGGAACGCAAGCGGTATTGTATCGACATCGATATCCTCGCATGTCTGGAACGTCATTTTGGTCGTAAATATGCGGTTGCGCGACTCTATCACGTCTGAAACCTCGACGGAAACAGGTATTTTGACGTTATGTCTTGTCCACTTGAGAGATGGAAGGACAACGACCTTGTCGTTTAAAAATTGTACATCGCCTAGAAGACTGACGGCGATGCTCTCTAATTTGATGATATTTTTTAATGTTAACATGATAGTGAGGTTTAGAACCGATTAGGTAATTATTCTATTTTTTATCACGATAATTTCTTGTCTTTTTCATGAGATTGACATCACAACGAAGATGATATCTGCGTATGGTGTAGAACATTTTTTTGATAGTATCGAAAGAATCAAGACCGATGCCGTTGCGCTCCATCCATGCACTGATGTATGTGTCGACAGCGCCAGACGTATTAAAATCAAAGTTAAGATCCGACCACATCTGTGTCTTGAATATATCACGGATACATTGTAGAAGTGCCTTGCGGCAGCGTGGTCCCATATAATTATATATCTGTGGTCTCTTGTATGCATTCTCCGGTATGCAGATTGACACATCACGATCTGTAGGTCGCTCAACGGGGATATGGTCTGGTCTTTTGGATATGAATGTGCGTATCACGGCATTCTCAGGACTCCCTTTAGGAAAAACAACAGGATCACCGAAATGGTAAATTAACCACTCCTTAAGATAAGGTGGAACTTGAACGTATATCAGTATTTGACTCATAATTAAAGATTTAACTTGGCAAAGTTAATATAATTTTTTAGATATTTATATGAAAAATCTAATTTTTATATGATAAATTATCTCATATAAAAAATGAAAAATACCCCCTACCTTTTCTACCTTTTTTATAACTAATTGATTATCAATTATTTATATAAAAATATAAGGTAGGAAAAAGGTAGGAAAACAGTAGAAAAAGTAGAAAAAGGTAGGGGTTTTTTAAAAAAACACCCAAAAAAGTAGGAAAAGGTAGGTGAAAGTAGGTGGTTTTATAAACCCGTAACTATCTCATTATGACCGAAGTAGCCGAAGTAGAAAAGGTAGGGGCAAAAATATATGGCATCATTTTTAAAGAAGAGTTTGACAAAAAAAGAAGCCCGACATCACTGCCGGGCCACCACTGATAGATAGATATGATAGATTAGAAAGGTATATCACCCTCTAGTTGATTGTATGTTCTATTGTCAACCTCACTATCGTCGTCCGGATTAAAGTCTTTGTACTTGGATGTAAGATTGACATCATAATGGTCATGTATCATTTTATAATCGAAACACATGACGTCGTCGACCTCTGTGCGTGTGACGGTATGTTGTCGACCGTGATCGTCTATCGACACGTCTTTGACTTCCATACCGTCTTTGATGACAGTAAATTTGACGCTGTGTTTATTGCCAAGGTATTCTTCGGAGTTAATAAGATAATGTCGCAATGTAGGATCATCGAGCTCACGGGCATTCTTATCACGACCCATCGCTTCATGATATAACAGGAACACGTGGTCACGACGAAGATAGAGAATCTGATGCGGTTCAGGCCACACTCTGCCCTCTTTGTATTTATTATTTTTGAGTTTGGTGATATAGGCACACTTGAAGTCGTAGCCTTCGAATATGCGACCGGACTGTTTGATGCCGGCCAACTTCTGCCAGAAGGTCGCCAGGTCGGAATTGCTGACAGCAACAGCAGACTGAGAGACGGCACCTGCAGCGCACGCCTTGAGCATATCATGATAATTATACGGGAAATCCAATTTGTCTTGAAGGCATAGGTATGCACAGACTACCAAAGCCCAGTTGCCATGGACACGGTCGTCAATCTCAGATGTGCCTGCAGCATCACGTATGTCGTGGAACGCCTGGTTGAAACATGTGGCGAAACGAGCTGAGAATGTCTCACGTAATGACAGTATCTGTTCGGTGAGATGCATGACACCGAACTTATACATCTCTTTGAGCTGCTGATAATGGTCCTGCTCATCGGGTTGAAATTTATCTCTGGTAAAAGCTAGATGGATGATACGAGTGAATAGCGCATGGTCGGCGTTAGGCATATCTTCACCGGCAAGTATCAGACCGCTGTCGACATTGGACATCTCAGCCTTTTTGTCGAGGTCCATATTCATTCTAACTCTGCCGACGTTGTCGAAATATCCTTTGAGATATTCTATTTTGTTGTATTCGATCTGATTGGTGTACTCCTCGAGGTAAGCCAACGCATTAGACACACGGCCAACCACTTGTGCGATGGAAGGCAATGAACCTGTATTGATATTGGTAGGTTTTGGATCTGCGAGGAAAAATGCCATAATGGAGTTGGCGAATCCTGTCTTACCGCATCGTGTTTTGCCGAAAAGATTAAGTATCGGGAACCATCTCGTATTATTGACGATGATGTCTTTGAACAGTGTCAGAATGACATATTGTATGCCGACATATCCCTTCCATCCGGACACCTGTACGACCTTGGCCACGTAATCATGAAATGACACGTTGCTCAGTTCTGTATATACGAAGCTGCGCTCGAATACGTTGAGTTGTACGTTATCCTCATATATCTTTGATTTGGCAGGTAGGTAATAGTTAGCCCCTTTATACTCGATTAGTCCGTAGTCGTTAACCTGGTTGAACGATCCCTCGTCCATGACACCGTTGCCCCATGCAAAGAAACCACCCTGTCGCTGCCATCCCAACTCCTTTATCTCCTTTGCGGACGGCACATCATATAGGTAGTTCTTCAGTCTCAAAAATTCCGTCGGTGTCATATAGGATATATTCTTGCCGGAGAATCCCTCCATCTTGACGATGAACTTATTATATGAAGTGACATCCTCCTGTTTCAGTTCGATGAACGTCTCCTCTCCCTTCTCATTATTGAGTTGAAATATACGTTTAGGACTGATCGCATCGATGATATGCAGTACAGGTTTGAGGATATAGGTTGTCCATTTGTTAATCTCACCATCTTTGGAGTAACCATAATATGCGTTGCCTTTTGGCCAGAAACCGTAAGTGTCCTGAAAATCGGCGGTCTTCTTGTTCTGTGCTGTCTTCGCCTTATTCAGTTTCGTTCGGCATTCATTTAGACGGTTTACCCATAAGTTCTTATGCTTATATATATTTCCGATGTTGTCGATATAAACGTTCTGCCTGTCCTGTTGCGGTACGGAGGCTATCAGTTCACATATCGACGACATCTGATTATAACGTTCGTCTGTCGGTGCGTCAGGACTGTATATTTTGGATGCAAACCACTCTACGAAGTCGACCTCTTTGAGTTCATTGAGGATATGTCTGTCTTTGATATAAGAATCGGGATCATTTTTGGTGTTGCCCTCACCGTTGGGTATCTCTTTGACGGTAACGACAAATCCGAGATGGATGGCTATCGACGCATTTTTTATGACATTGGCAAAACCAGGAGCCAGACTCTTACCGGAAGAAGGAACAGGGTCGGCATCGGGTAACCAACATAATGTAGGATTGAATCTCTGAAGTTGTTTAAGCTGCTCCTCTGTCCATACACCGCCAAGACTGGCTATCGTATTGGTGATGCCGATGGACTGTAGCTTCAGAACATCTGGCCCGCCCTCGACGAGATAGAACTTAGACTCGCGTATCCCTGTACGCAGTGCGGTATTGATGCCGAATATCGTCTCACGCTTCTTGTATAATACGGTATCGCATGTATTGATATATTTTGCAGTACCCTCGGTACTGTCAAGTACACGGGCGGTAAAGGCGATGATATGACCTTGTGTGTCCCGGATAGGTATCATCAGCCTATTCTCAAAAAAGTCGTTACCCTTCTGTGATATCAGTCCGGCTTTTTTGAGTAGATCATGTGACAGTCCCTTCTCGTTGGCATAGACCTGTAATGCAGAACGGTCGAACTTTGCGAAACCGATACCCGCCTCTCGAACATAGTCAGCGCCCCATCTCTTGACGGCATAATCAAGATGTTTTTTAGCGGTCTTGTTGTTCTCGTATAGATTGTGTTGATAATACTCGGCGGCCTTATCCATGATGATGTACAATGCCTCCCGTTCAAGTTGCGCCTGGTGCTGTTCAGGTGTCGGCTGCCAGTCATCGATGATGGTGACATGTGCGAAGACAGCCAATTTTTTGATCGCCTCCGGAAACGAGCAATGGTCCATCTCCATGATGAAGGTCGCTCCATTATAAGTGCGGCCACAACCGCCGAAACAGGTCGCTATGTTCTTAGCGGGAGAAACGATGAAACTCGGTGTGTCTTCGTGGTGGAAAGGACAGCAGCACTTGAGATTGACTCCAGCGTTACGAAGTTCAATACCGTAAGAACGCACAACATCTTCTATCGGTGCATTACGTAGAACTTCATCAATTATATCTTCTCTTATCATATCTATAGTGTTTACATCGCAAAAATATAGCGAAAATCAGGATTATTAAAATACTTATTAGAGCTAAAACAGACTCTGCTGTGTGTCTTTGTCCGGAAACACGGTACTGAGGATTTGATCAACCTCATGCTCTAATCTGTTCATGTATCTGAGATTGTCGCTTGTACCCATACGGTCGTATAGACGTTGCGCCTGGCGCATACGTGATACTAGCTTGTAAAATTCATATTCAGTCATAGCTAAAATAATAAATTAAGTTATCGTGCATCATCGTAAAATATATAGGCATTTTTAAGAAAGATTTCATCGCGTTTAATCGCTGATTTTCTGCCAAGTGCATCAATTTGTTGGTTGTTCGCTAAATCTTTTAAATCCTTTTTGTGCATTTTAATATTGAATTTAAGTATATCAATGATTAGTTTAAACGCATCTAGTACGCATGTATCAAAGTCTTTGAATGCATCACCGTATATGGAACCACCATGGCCATGACCTAAGATTCCATCCCATGAATTTAAACTATAGGTATAGCAACCATTAGGTGCTATATATATAACAATGGTATTTAAAGATTGAGGTATTTTTTTTAGCGTAATATCACCTGTTTCTAAATCAAAAGATTTTAAAATCTTAAATTGATAACATGGAACGCCGTACTCATCTTTTGTTGCATGAGTAAACCCCCATTTTTTAGCTATTTCAGAATTTGTCATAAAGCCTTTCTCATTTTAAAAAATCCATCTTCTTTCGCTTCATCAACATCAATATATCCAAGTCTTTTATACCATTCAAACTTCCATATATCTTCTGCATTAACATATAAATAGGCATAATCACCACCTAGTTTTTTAATAATATCTTCTGCTGAATTTATAAGTGAACTACCTATACCATGTCTTCTTAACCTTTTTGTAACACTTAAAGAAGTGATGATATATTGATTATCATTATGGCAAATTTTACATTTACCAAAATCCTCATGCCAAATAGTTATGTATATAAAATCCATAATCTAATATTATTTTAATTATAATTCTTCCAATTCTTTCTTCAAATCTTTACTTATTTCTTTTTCCATAATGACATTATTTTATCAATTATCACTAAAAATGATGTCACCTGATTCTATTCTATCGAGAGATGTTGCATCGAAACATTCGCCTCTGTAATTCCATATACAATGATATTCCACGTATTCATATAAATTATCACCTGATTTAACCGCATCAAAGAAAGATCCTTTAACAGACATCACATAACCTTTATAAAGATGGAATGAACTGATTTCAATATCAATGCCTAAAATCATATAATTTTTATGTTTTACAACACTCTCCTATTGTGCAATGGTATGTAGTTTAGCACCCTCAGGAATTTGCATCTTTGACCTCCTCGTAATTAAGTAAGACTCCGGATTTGTTAAAAGAACTGCTGATTTCCTTACGGAATTGCTCGATGTTTTCACAGTAGATCTTATTACAATTAATTGTTATTCTGTTGATGATATACTTCTTCATAACTATTCGATATTATTATTTTTAATGAACTTGGAAATTTCTTTGACAGAAGACAGATGTAATCTGACCTTTGCCAACTGCAGCTCAGCATGAACGGTGTTATATGATATACCCAGTTCATCAGCAATCTCACGGAAGGTATAACCTTTTGCATATAGCACAGAGACTCTCTTCTCCGCCTCTGATAGAATCGTCTTCATCTTGGGTTTACAAATAACACCGTCGAAAGGACATACACCCCGCATCGGACATTTAACCTCCTCGATGTTGAACACACCACGTTGTATGTCCAATTTAAGTTCATCGTATTCTCCGAAGTTGCATCGGATGAATCGACTCAACATGCGGTATTCGAACCATCTTTTGTTACGACTATTTTTAGAATACGTCTCCGATAAAGCAGAATACGCATCAGGATAGAGAGCCTGGACTTTTTCTAACGTTTCCTCGATAAACTCTGTGTCATCCTCTGACAGCGGTCTGACCGGTTCACCGTCAACATGAATCATCACCTGTCCAGTAGGTGTATTGTAGAACTCGATGTTGGTGTCGTCGCTAATTATTACTTTCATTGATGTAATTGATTATGGCATCAGCCTCGATCTGTTTCAGCTCAGCTTTGCCGGTTAATTTTTTAACTATGGAGTTGAAAGATAACTCCATAATCGGAATCAATGCGGAAATGAATAGCGATTTTTTTCCGCGCTCCAGATTATCATAGTAATCTGAAATGATTAAATTCGATTTTTTTTCCTTATCCATTTTGTTTTTTTATATTTAATCACTAAATTTGTTGCAAAAATAAAAATATA